TGGAAAGACCCTGAAGTTGAAACACGAGAAAAGGCGGCTATTGCTGCTTATGCTCAGACCAAGGGTTGGACTACTGAAGAGCTAGGTAACGCTGTTGACAGTCGTTACGTTGATTTGATGCGTAAAGCGTATCTTTATGACAATTTGCAATCGCAAAAACCGATGGCAAAGAAGAAAGTAAAGACCGCACCCAAGATGGTAAAAAGTGGGCAACCTAAGTTAAAGGGCGACTCTGCAACAGAGCGAAAGCGTAAGGCTTTTGATAAACTCAAGAAAACCAATAGTCGTGACGCGGCTGTTGAATATTTATTAACTCGCTAACTTTAAAGGAGGCCAACAATGGCTACTTACACAAGCGCAACCGCAATCGGTGAGCGCGAAGACTTAAGCGATGTGATTTACCGCATTAACATTTGATCGGTGCGGTCTAAACTGGGTGAACTGCTGGAACCCTAAGTCAGAAATGATAAGGCAATCAGCATCCAAGCTATCTACACAGCGATAGAAGGTTCAGAGACTACCTGAGAGGTTAGACCTCTTAATAACAGGCTAGAGCGCCCAGCGCTGCGAGTACATTTGCCTCGTGGTGATGATATAGTCCAATCCTCATCGAAAGGTGAGAGGGAATGCGATCCCGACGAAACTCCTCTGTTCTCTAATGCTCAAAAGGAGTCAACACGTGCGATCATCACAGAATGGCAAGTACAAGAGCTTGCTAGTGCTGCTGATGATAACCATGCTTCAGAAGGTGCTGATTTTAGTTATACTAATCCCAGCGCTACAACTAGACTTACTAATGTTCACCAAATCGCAGTACAAGCAGCGTCAGTATCTAACACATTAGATACCGTCGACAAAGCTGGCCGCGATAAGGAAACTGCGTTAACCATACACTAGCGTAGTATAAACTGGGTGAATTGCTGGGAAGCCTAAGTCCTTCGGGATAAGGTAATCAGCAGCGAAGCCTCTTATGAGGAACGTTCAACGACTATCCGCAAGGAGTACACTCAAGCGAGTGGAAGCGCCCAGAACCGCAAAGGTTATGATATAGTCTGGTCTGCATAGAAATATGCAGCAGTTCGCAAGAACGGATTAGGAAGTAGCGATCCTGATTGAACACAACGATGTTAAGGTACTCAAGGGTATCGAACAGCGTAGAGACATCAACAAGTCTCTATACAAAAACGAAGCTAAGTCTACGTCAGAGCCACGTAAAGCTGCGAAGCTTATTACATGGATTACTAACGGTGATAAACCGTCTGACATGGCGTTTGCTACTGGTGACGGTAGTGATGCGGCTGACCTGACTGGTACTGCTGCTGCGCTAACTTTGGCGAAAATAGACGCTGCAATGCTTGCTGCGTATAACGATGGCGGTAACCCAAGTATGTTACTTATGTCACCTACTAATAAGCAGAACTTCTCAGGTCTGTCTTCTGGTTCAGTATCAACTAACCAGATTACTTACACAGCGCCACGAGAGGCGGCGATCATAGGAAGCGTGAGTCTATACCTAAGTGATTTCGGCGAATTAGCTGTGACGGTCGACAGAACTTGCCCGAACTCAGAAATGTATCTCATTGATACAGATTATGTATGTATCGGTCACTTGCCAGGTCGTATGTTTAGCGTGTCTGATGTTGCCCCTGTTGGTGACGCAACCAGATTCGCTATCGTGTCTGAGTACACTTTGATCGTCAAAGCGCCTAAGAGTCACGCAGCCGTGATTGGTCTAAACGGTTCATAAGGCAACACTTACAAATCAACTTACAGAGGGCGGCTTCGGCTGCCCTTTTTACATTGAGGTAACTATGAAGAAGCTACTTACTGCTGATCCACGTACAGGCAAGAAAACTTACTTTCACGGCGAAGCTGATGGCAACTATGTCAAAACAGAACAGGAAGTGGGCAACATACTAGACGCTGCCAAAGAAGAGGCAAATGACTGGCGTTATGGTAATCTGATGGGCAACACCCAGAAGCACAAACAGAAGGTCGCTGATATACCAACAGTGATTTATTATGAGTTACTCAGGAAGTTTGGACAGCCAAGGGATAACCCAAAGGCATGGCTAAAGTGGCTTGAGGAAAACAAAGGTTTCAAAGCAACAGGTGGTAAATTGATCTAATGGCAATTTCGACTTACGCTGAGTTACAAACATCTATCGCTAACTTTTTGGCGCGAGATGATTTAACCTCAGTTATACCCGACTTTATACAACTGGCAGAAGCGCGAATGTCGCGTGAGCTAGAAACTCGTTCACAGGAAAAACGTGCGATTGCACCAACGGTTGCTGGCGATGAGTTTATTAGTTTGCCGACAGACTTACGCAAAATCCGTTTGGTCAAGCTAAACACTGATCCTGTTGACGTTTTAAACTATGCGTCACCGCAAGATTACTATGAAGAATATCCTTCATCTGGTGGTGGTCGTCCTAAAATATATACCATGATTGGAACAGAAATAGCTTTGCGTCCTATTCCAGACAGTGTTTTGAATGTTGAGATAATTTACTCAGAGGACGTTTCTGCTTTATCTAACACCAACACAACAAACACTGTGTTAACTCGACACCCCGATACTTATCTTTTTGGCTCTTTATCTGCTGCACATATGTTTTTGATGGATGAACAAAGAGCTACTCAATACGATGCTATTTTTACGAGAGCTATGGAAGAAGTCAAAAAGGATAACGAAAAGGCTTTCTTTGGAAGTCCTTTAACAATGAAAACTGAATATTTAGGAGCTTAACCATGAGCGCAATGAGTGACTATCTTGAGAATGAGATATTAGATCACATACTATCTACTGGTGCATTTACAATGCCAAGCAATGTTTACGTGGGTTTGTCTACTGGTTCTTTTGGCGATGACAACTCAGGCACAGAACTAACTGGTAACAACTACTCGCGTGTATCTGCAAGTTTTAGTGCGGCTTCTAGCGGCACAACATCTAACTCTGGTGCAATAGAGTTTGCGGCGGCAACTGGAAATTGGGGATCAGTAAGCCACTTTGGCCTTTTTGACGCTTCATCATCTGGCAACTTACTTATTCACGGTGCATTTAGTTCTGCCAAGACGATAGCTTCTGGTGACATACTACGCATTGCGGCTGGAGATTTAGACGTAACGGCGGCATAATCTTATGGCTGACATTATTGGCCCTACGCTAGAACAGCTAGACTTATGGGGGTCTATGGACTCCCTCGACGTATTTGGTTCGCTTGAGGATTTAGACAATCTAAGACTATTTGAAACGTCTGGTGCGGCGACAATAAGTGCATCTGCAACTGCATCTAGTATTCACATTAAAGGTGCTGCTGGAACAGCAAGCATAGCTGCAACGGCAACGGCTGCTAGTATTCATGTGCAGTCTGCTTCGGCAAGTGTAACAGGTGCAGCTTCGGTTGCTGCTACTGCACAGTTTATCGTGCGTGTGGACGCAAGTGTATCGGTTGCTGTTACGGCAACAGGTGCGGCTGCAATAATACAAAGCGCAATCGGAAGCGCAAATTTAGCGGTTACGGCAACGGCAACGCCTACGGTTGTATTTAGTGTTGCTTCTGCTGTTGATGTTGCGGTTACGGCGACAGGTGATGCAGTTTACACAGCGGCAATGGCTGGTACGCCAAGCATAGCAATAACAGGTACGGCAATAGGCAAACTTGATGGCGAGGATTGGGTTGATACCACACCTGGCAACGAAGTTTGGACGGATACCGTTCCATCAACAACAATACCATTTGTGGAGCAAACACCAGCATCCGCAACAGGAGTTTGGTTAGGACAATGATACCTTTTGGCGAATGGCTACCAGATCAGTCTGATCTGCAAAATCCTGGTTCTACTGTTGCTAAGAATGTATTACCAGCAGCACGAGGCTACAGACCTTTTGCAAGTCTTACAGAAGTTTCTGGTGCAGCTACGGAAAGACTGCGTGGCATTTTTGCGACGAAGCTAAACGACGGTAGTGTTATTACGTTTGCTGGCGATGACGACGATTTATACAAGCTAAACACAACAAACTTTAATTTAGACAGTATAAACTCAGGTTATTCAATGACAGGAGATACTTATTGGAAGTTTGTCAGGTTTGGCGATGAGGTTATTGCTGGTGGTAATGACACAGACGGATTGCAAGGATTTACGGTTGGCACAGACTCAGCGTTTGCAGCGGTAAGCGGTGCGCCAGCGGCAAGACAGTTAGCTGTTATTCGTGACTTTGTCGTAACAGGCAATGTTTCGTATAGCGGTGGAACGCATCGTTCTCGTGTGCGCTGGTCTTCTATTAATGACGCGACGAGTTGGACGATTGGTACAAACCAAGCTGACTTTCAGGACATACCCGATGCTGGACAAATCACTGGCTTAGTTGGCGGTGAGTACGGCGTTGTATTATTAGAAAAAGCGATTGCTCGGATGCAATACGTTGGTTCTCCCTTAATATTCACCTTTGAAAAGGTGGAGACAAATCACGGGTGTAACTATCCGAACAGCGTTGCATCATTAGGTGCGTCACAGGTATTTTATCTTGCTGACGATGGTTTCTTTATGTTCAACGGACAAAAGAGTATACCTATCGGCGCTGAAAAGGTAGACCAGTTTTTCTTTGACGATTTAGACTTTGATA